CAACTCATTATCGTGAATATAAAGTTGAATAAGAGCATAGTGCAATACTTTCATTAGATCCTTACGAGCATCATCTCGTGATCCTTTTTTGCCATATCTATTAGAATACTTATCTACATTGCCCATGCAAAAACCGGTTCCATGCCCACGTTCAATAATAACTTCGGTTGATTGAAATTTGCTTTGTGAATAATGTCCGGAATATGTTTTATCAATATACTCTCGGAACTCATTAATAAGTTCACCTTCTTTAAATTTATAATCAATTTTTTCCTGGATCTTATTCATCAAAACACCTTTACGTTTTCTATTCTATATTATACCATATTCTGACGCGCGCGTAAATCAAAATAATACGGATTAAGATTTAATGCTTTGGACTGTTCTTTTGCTTTTTCTTCGGATCTGCATGTTGTAATACAATAACCCGTTGAGCCACCAAGTTTAATTTCCCATCGAGATTCCCCATTAGGAGTTAATGTTTTAAAGACACGAAAATCGTTTCGTAGAGATGCTTTCATAATATATTCTTTCTATAAGATTTCCATGCCAGTAAAATATTCTTGCTTCCACCCGCAAGCTTTAGCATAAGCTTCAACAATTTCACTATATTCTGCGGTTGCCCACATGCCAGCTTTAAGAGCCCATTGTTTCATATCCATTTGAATTGCACTTGATTGTTCCCCTTGAACCGGTTGTGCTTGATGAATACGAATCAATTCATCAGTGATCGCCGCGGCATAAGGTTATGATAGATTGGTTTGTTTCATTATTATACTCCCAAATAATCGGTTTTTAGAATTTCGAGTTGCCCAATAGCGTTTGGATAACGAGTGAGTAAATTTTCAGTATTGTCTAGCAAGTCGTCACGTAAAACATCTAAGCAGTCTATGATATATGATCGGGTATATACAAAACATTCATTGTACATATCAGCTTCAACAAAAGCCCAATTGATTTTGTTATTATAATCAAAATTCTCGCGAAGAAAAATCGCGGTATTAAAAGCTTCGACTACATCATTTTTGATGGCCGAACCATTTGCTAGATGATAGATTGTCATACTGATTCCTTTATTTAGTATATAATTAATATAACATATATACAAATAAATGTAAACAGCTAAGCGCAATTAAATATTATTTTTTAATCATATCCTAAAACTGCGACATATTTGCGCTCATTATCTAATAATTCATTTTCGCGGATTTTCCAAGCAAGCTCAAATCCAGATTCGTGGATATAATTTTCATTATTTCCCCAAAGTCTTTCGAAATATGAATGATAAAGTTTTTCAACTTCTTGATCTGTCCAAGATGTATCAATAAGTTTGCCTTTAACTAACCAATTAAATCGATTAGCTTCTTTACGTACATATGCTGTACACATTGCAAATCCCCTTATGGTGTATAAAATTATTTATATAGAAGGGGCCCTTATGTTAGCGCTAGCAAATAATGATAACGCTAACATAAAAGATTAGTATAATCCACCCGGAATAAAATAAAAGTCAATTAATATAAGAAATAGTCCAAGCATTACACCTTGCACAAGAGTTTTTATTGTGGTTGTATTCATATTATATTTTCCAATCATTTATAAAATATATGACTATCAATTTGTTTAGTCACTTTGAAAGATGCTGACCAATATGGGTTAACATAATCAGCATGATAAAATAAAGCGCCTGCAGTGGGGTCATTTTTATTAAAAGCATAATCATATAATACTGCATGCGAAACTTGCTTAGCTTTTTCCCAAGCTTGGGAATTTTTTGGGTTGTCAGATTTTCCGTCATGAGTCCAGCTAAACTGTTTATTTTGCCATACAACACCACAGATAGTATTCGGAAACTTTTTAGAATTAACTCTATTTAATGTTACCCAAACTACTGATGCTTGCCCAAGCACACTTTGATTTCTAGCTTCAAAATATACATTTTGCTGCAAACAATGTATTTCTTTATTTGAAAACGACTTAACGAATTCCTTTGCTTCGGCCTGCTGAATTGAAATATATCCGCCAATACACATTGCTGAAGCTAATGCGGTATTAGTAACTCCGGATAAAATGTTAGATATTTTCATTAAACTGCCTCACTTTTTTCATTATATAATTTATAACACATAATAAAACAAATGTAAACCCCTAAAATACATTTAATTAAAAATTAATCATCAGTTTTTCCTACCATGCGATTTTCCATCGAGCTTTTAATATCAAGCACAGTTTCTTGTTCAATTATTTTAATAATAGTATTTGTGACATCAATATCTTTTTGAATGAAAAACATTTTCATTTGTAGTTTTTTTAGTTCTTCTGTATAAAATTCGAGTTCTTTTTCTTTGCGAATTTTTTGCTCAAGAATATCGGTTATTTGAATAAGTTCAACCATTAAATAATTTTATCCCTATTTTAATTTAGTTCACAAAATAAAATGTTTATTACAATATTAACATTAAAAGGGTACCAACAACAACACCCATTACAAAACCAGGTGGAACAAATAATGTAGTTTCTTTTTTAGGCAGTTCAGCTTTAATATGATTAGATGGGCTGGGCGAGCTTAAATAACTTTGATATTGTTTAGGTGTTATTAATTTTACCTTATCAACAGACTTAACATATTGCTGTCTAGATTTGAGCTGTGATAATGTTGATATTGGAGGAGGAGTTACATTTATATGCATTTACCGAGATTTACCCTGCCCTCGATATTTTTTATAACCACGTTTTTTATTTTTATTCATAGATGAGGTCGAAACATTTTTGAGACCCTGTGATGATTTTTTATTGCCAATAGCCATTTTATATTTTCCTTATTTAAATTTTAAAATCTTTGAACCGATCAGCGGTATGTGTCTTATCAAAAGTTGGTGTGTCGTCAGTAAGTGTTTGTTCATTTTCATCAATATCAAATAATTTCATTTTTGATCTATCGACACCAATTACAAATCGTTTTTTATATGATGGATCATTATATCTATTCTTCAATTGTTTAACTGCAATTTGACCCATTGATTCAAGTTCTTCAGTAGAAAGCAAAGCAAACATTAGATCAGCAGTTGCAGGCAAACCAAAAGATTCGGATGTATCAGTTAAATCAATATCACTACTTCCATAACCGCTACGAGTTGTTTGTGTTGCAGAAACAACTGGAAGATTAAATTCCATTGCTAAGCCGCGAAGTTCTTCAGCAATTGATTTAATAAGTGTATATGAATTTATATTACCACCAGCTTTCATTCTAGCAGAAGCACAAATATTGAGATAATCAATATAGATAATATCCGGTATGAAAGACTTTTTAAGTTTCAATTCATTAAGTAGTGCTCTGAAGTGTGAAGCGTTTGCTTGACCTGTCGGATATTCCTTAATAATCAATTTACCATTAGTGCGGCTAGATACTCGATGTACTCTTTCTGCAAACATTGATCTGGTCAGTGTTGGCAATTGATCCATCGGAAGATCTAACAAATTCGCATCAATGCGCTCTGCTACACGCTCTTCTGCCATTTCCATAGTAAGATACAAAACATTTTTTCCGGCAGTAAGGTTTGCGGCGGCGCAGTGGCACATGAAAAGAGATTTGCCCACACCAGTACCGGCCAAAATAATATTAAGAGTTTTATTTGGAAGACCGCCATTTGTAATTGCATTGAAATATGATAAATCGAATGGCAATTTTTCTTCATCGCGATGATAGAATTCATACCGTTCATCAACATTTTCAATATAGTCATGGCCGATATTCGTATCAAATGAAACACCGAGTGCTTTGCTAAGAATATCCGGTAAAGCATTTTTAGTTAGTGTGTCATGTTTACCGTCAATAATACTAATAGATTCCATTACCGCAATAAACAATGCTCTATCTTGGCACCACTTTTCGGTAGTGTCATAAAGCCATTGCCCATCAACAGTTTCTTCACTAAACAATGAAGGCAAAATTTCTACTGCATGGCTATGTTGTTCTGCGTTAAATGAAGTGCTTTGATCAAGTTCAATTTTAAATGATTCGAGTGTTGGCAATTTATTATATTGCCCAACAAATTTACCTACTTCTTTAAATAATTGCTTATAGGTTCCTTCAAAATAATCTGGTTGAATAAATGGAAGAACTTTACGCATAAAGTCTTCATTCACAATAATATTTTTAATAATAAGTTGTTCAATATTAATAGTCATGAATTATTGTAGATTTCCTTCTTCGCGCATTTTAGCGCGGATTTTGGTTGCAGAAATATTATGTATTGCTTCGCCTAAGTCGTGTTCAGTAAAAGTATAACCAACACCTCGACCATAGCTAATGTCTACAATGTTTGGTACTTTCATAATAACATATTCTGTACCCTTTGTAAACCCTGCATTGTGCAATCCATCCTCAATAGCATCACAAACATAATCATAATAAAATGGATTATCATCTTGAGCAGCGGTGCGCCCACCTCCAGCATCCTCACCGATAATGCCTTCAACGTCACGTACCATAATAATAACTTGACCAGTTTCAGCAAATGCTTTCTTAAATAGTGCTGTGTGGCCATCATGCCATGGTTGCCAACGACCAAGCATCTGTGCTGTCGGTTTTTTCCAATCAAACATTTTTTACTTCTCCGGTTAAATTAATATGCCTATGAATAGCATCAACCAATGTTTCGTCTGTATCATCAAACCAAGCCGAAACGTGATAATTTACTTCAGCTGCTTTTGGATTTTGAAATAATTTATTAGTATCACTAAATCGACCTTTAGCAATAGTATCCATCCATACCGTATAATCGGCATTAAATATATCCCGAGTAATTTCCAATGGACATACAAAATCGCAAATAACAATTCGGTCAGTATTAACTTCATAATCAGCAATATTTTTCATTCGATATGCTTGCCGCAAACGAGCAGCTTCACTAAATTCCCAATCATTAGCCATTTTGCGAATTTCATCGGCATTAAACCAGGCACAATTCAATCGCTTCTGCAATCTTTCGGCTAGCCATGTTTTACCAGATCCGGGTAAACCCATAATTAAAATTTTCATTTTTATACCTTTAATTTACATCTTCTATAAGAGCTTCATCATTTATAATTGCCTGCTCAATAACTGAAACTAAGATATCACCCGCAACAATATTAAAATCAGGACCTTCTTTTAATCCATCTATTGGGCTGCTTACAATACTATATTCAAATTGTAATTTGGGATCTTTATCAGGGGTAGTATCATCTATTCGAACTTTACCAAATCGCAAAACAGTTTCAATATAATCCCCCCGTAAAATACGTATCAACCAATGTTTATCACTAGTGTCTGGAATTAGTTCATAATCAATTTTTTCTTCGTATTTCATTATTCACCTACAATTTCATCCATAGAAACTACATCTTTATGGCCGATAGTAAATTGCTTTTTAATAAACTCTTTAAAGTCTGTTTCTGCCATAATACGTGTCCAGAAAGGCTCTTGTAATGTATCAGCAGCACGGGCTTTATTAGTAAGAACTTCTCCATCAGCTGGATTAACCCCTTCGTACCAGCCATTAGATGGCTTACGTGCATATCCGCCAGCAATAGCAACTTCTAACAATCCAGAATAAGGTTCAACGCCACCCTCCCATGATACCGAGATAGGAATTTTGGATTTTTCTTTGACGGAACGAGACTTTTCAATATTAATAACAAAATCATATCCAGTAACTTCTGTACCAGTTTTATTCTGCCGGCGCCCAAGGATCCAAATATCATTTGCTGAATAGTAAATTCCCGTACCACCCGAAACAATAGCCTTTGGAAATAATCCAATCTCTTGATATGTGTGATTAACAGCCAACATTGAAATATCTTTCATAGCTAGATATGGGGTACACATACGAAACAAACTTTTTAGTTGTTTGGCGCGCGACATATCTGCAACAGATTTTTCATTCTGAGTATCTTCTATTTCTTTCTTTGAAGCAAGGTTACCAATTGAATCGATAACAACAATAACATTATCTTTACGATCCATGCCTTCGAGCTGTGAAATAAGATCAAATTTTAGTTCTTCAACATTAGTAATAGGTGTATGCAAAACTCGGCTTGTATCAATATTGAATTGTTCAAAAT